ACTAGTTGCTAACAACTTATCAGATGTAGCAAATGCAGCAACGGCACTAACAAACTTAGGTGCTCAAGATGCAGCGACAGCAGCCGTGCTAGATGCGACGAATGACTTTAACTTTAACGTTCAACAGGAAGCGCAGCTTAAAAACTATAGTGAAACTTCAGATGCGGTTGGTAGCATAACTGGAACCGCTGACTTTGATTTTGTCGATGGTAATGTTAAGACAGCCACGGTAACTGGAACAGTAACTATAACATTTTCAAATCCACCAGCATCAGGGCAGGGTGGTAGCTTTTTCTTAATCTTAACTAATGGCGGAAGTAATGCGGTAACATGGCCCGCTTCAGTTCAGTGGTCAGATGGAACGGCTCCAACTTTAACAGCTGCAGGAACTGACTTGTTAGTATTTACAACAGTCGATGGCGGCACGACATATTATGGAGCGCTTGCTGGTAAGGCAATGGCTTAAGGAGGCAAAATGATTGAAAAGAAAAACTACTTTGCAGCAGCACAAATTCTAGCCGGAGGCGGCGGTGGCGGTGGTTCGGCGACAACTTTGTATGGCGTTGAAGATGATCGATTGTTTTCTTATGATCTAGATACAGACACTGAAGATTTTAACTTAGTCACTACTACTTCTGTCAATGTTTTTATGGATGCTAATAGCACTAACCTTTTTACTGCTACCTTTGCGGATATCGAAGTAGAAAAGTTTGACTTAACAGGCAGTAATATTTGGACTAACACAGATCACACTTCTTTTGTTAGAGGGGTCATAGTCGATGCTAGTGGAAATGTTTACTCATGCGCATCTGATAATACGGTTCGTAAAATGAATTCTGCGGGTGTTAATCAGTGGACTAATACAGATCATACTGATGATGTGTTTGCGGTTGCTATTGATGATGCAGGTGATGTAATTTCAACAGGTCTTGATAGCACAGTTCGCAAAATTAATTCAGGAACTGGAGTGCAGACATGGTCTTATGCTTTAGGTAATAGAGGTATTGCAGTTTGTTGTGATGACTCAGGAAATAGTTTTGCATGTGGGATTGATAATAATAACGTAACAAAAATAGATAGTACCGGATCGTTCGTTTGGAACTTTACTACGTCGAGTAACTATGCACGTGCGTTAACTTGTGATAATGATGGCAACCTCTATACAGCAGGCCGTGGTCAAAGAGTGCACAAAGTAGATACCAGCGGATCGGAAGTTTGGAATTATAACGTTGGAGTAGATTGTACCTCTGTTGCTGTTGACTTAAATAACTTTGTTTACGTTGGAGATTCATTTGGAGATATAACCGTGTTAAATGATAGTGGTACTTTTGTTAAAACAATAACAACATCAGGTGGTGGTGTTGTTAACTCATTAGTAACAAATGATTTAAGAGTGCCAGTGTTTAGACCGTAAAAGCACGATAATTTACAATTGTAGTTTTAATAGCTTTTTTAAAAAGACAGTTGAGTAAAAATAAAATATAATGATGATATGAATAATATAAACTTAGACACTAGAAAAGAATTAATTGGGCAGGGCATATATTCTATTACGAATATAGCAACCAAAGAGGTTTATATTGGCTCTACCATTAATTTGAAAAAAAGAATACATCAGCATTTTAATGATCTTTCTCGTAACGATCATGATAATAAAAACTTGCAAAAAAGTTATAATAAATATGGTTCGGAGTTTTTTGTTTTTGACGTTCTTGAGCATTATGAAAATATAGAAAGAGACTTTTTGTTTGAAAGAGAAAATATCTATATAAAAAAATATAAAGACAATATGTTTAATATGTCTTTAGATGCTAAGTGTGTAAAAGGTGTTCAGTTAAAACACACCCCAGAAAGTAAAAAAAAGATATCGTTAAAAAGTTTAGCTAATTGGCAGGATCCAGACTATTTAAGAAAGATGGAATCTAGGATTCATACCGAAGAAACTAAAGCCAAAATGAGCGATGCCCATAAAGGCAAAAAGTATAGTTTGGGTTATAAACACGATGATGAGTTTGGTGCTAAAATTAGTGAAAGGATGACAAAAAACAATCCTTTTAAAGGCCAAAAACATACAGAAGAGACTAGAAAAAAAATGTCCGAATGGCAAAAAACTAGGCCAGCTCCAAGTGAGGAGACTCGTCAAAAACTTAGAGAAGCAGCTTTAAAACGCTGGAATAAAAATAAAGAACTTAATAAAAATTAGAGGAATTGTAATATGCCAGATCCACGTCAAATAACTGAGCTCCCTATTGCTACACAGGCCGATGATGCTGATTTAATGCTAATGAGACAAGGCTTGTTTGATAAACAAGTTGAAGTTGATTTAATAAGAGCTGGGCTTTTAAGAAGCACAAATAATTTATCTGATCTAGATGATCCTGCTGCGGCAAGAGTTAACCTAGGCGTTGCTACTGGTAACTTCCTTCAGGTTGCAAATGACTTATCTGATCTTAATGATCCTGCTACGGCAAGAGTTAACTTAGGTGTTGATACATCTGATTTCTTATCTGCTACAAATAACCTATCGGATTTAACAAGTACAACAGCTGCACTTACTAACCTATCTGCTGCTGGCCTAACTGTTGACAATGATTATGGTTTTAACATTCAAGAGAATATGCAGATCCAAAGTTATAGTGAAGTCACTAATAACATCGGTAACGTAACAGGTGTGCAGGCTTTAGACTTAGCAGTAAGTAATATTCATTCAGTAACAGTAACTGGTAACACTACTTTTAGTTTTACAAATCCAGCGTCAGCAGGGCAGACATCAAGTTTATTTTTAGAAATAACAAATGGTGGTAGTGCATCAGTAGCATGGCCGGCAAGTGTCCAGTGGCCAGCAGGAACTGCGCCGACTTTAACAACAGCAGGTACTGACATCTTGATCTTTATCACAAGAGATGCAGGAACCACATGGCGTGGCGTGTTATCAGGTAAAGATTTTAGTTAATAGAAAAAACAGCGGAGAATAATTATGAGCATATATGCAAAAGTAGAAGGCGGTGAGGTGGTTTCAAAAGGAGCCCTTCCAAGGAATTCTGAAACGATAAGTGGATTTAACATGCTAGGTGATGTTGAGCTAAAGACTTATGGATACTATCCATACTCTGAAACAATCCCATCATACGATGCTAACACTGAAAAGCTTGGAGCTTTAACTTATACTATTAATGATGAGGATGTTGTAGGCTCTTATCCAGTTGAGGCTTTATCGCCTGCTGAGTTAACTACTAAGAAAAATAACCTAGTAGCAAGAGTCATGCCAAAGTTAAATGACTATATGTTTAAAACTGACTGGGTAGAAATTGCAGGTGCTAACTTAACAACTCCTGAAAAAGATGCTTACGATACTTTAAGAACTAATATGGGAACGGCTAAAGCTGATCTAGATACTTATACAGCTGCTGAGCTTGCTGGTCTTGAGGCTAAGTTAAACGCATGTAACAAATGTATGTATTCACGCTTTGGAGCATTTAGTTCATTCATGACAGATTTAGATACCGAGCTTGCAACCCTAACAGCATAAGGAGGCTTACATGTTAAAAGAAAGAGCAATCCTAGCGGCTGCATCTGAACCGTCAAATACAGGTGGCGGCGGTGAGTCTGAATTTATTTGGGGAGCTGATGATTCTCACGACGTCAAAAAGTTTGATCGTTTTGGTAATGAGCTGTGGTCTTATACGACCTTTACTTCAACAATAAGACGAACTTATGTTGATACTGCTGGTAATGTTTACGTTTCTGAGAATGCGGGCAATACGGCAAAACTAGACCCTAATGGTAATGAGCTTTGGAATCTTTTTGTAAGATCTTATGGTGTGGCATTAGATAGTAATGGCGATGTCATTAGTGCATCTACTAATGATGGCTTAGTAAGAAAGTTAAGTACTACAAACGGTTCAACTTTATGGACTTATGATCCAGTTGATGAAGCTACTTACATCTTAGCTATTGCTGTCGATTCTTCTGATAACATATATTTTGCAAACCGAAGTTTTTTGTTTAAAATAAATACTTCAGGTAATCAAGTCTTTAAACTAGCCGTCTCTTTAGGACCAAACTCAGTAAGAGGAATTGCTGTAAATTCATCTGGAGAAATTTTTACTGCTAATGGTAGTGGTACTTTATCTTATTTTAATTCTTCAGGATCTTTTGTTAGGTCGGTTTCAGTTGGTGGTTTTCCTTATGGTGTAGTTATAGACAGAGATCAAAATGTTTTTGTATGTGGTCAAGGCTCTACAAATACTTTAAGAAAATATAATTCAGATTTAACCTCGTTATTAGAATCATATGATGCATCTAATGCAACAACATACTTTTATACTTTGGCAGCGGATGATGACGGGTTTATATACGCTGCATCTAGGGCTGGTCAAACTGGAATATTTAAGTTTGATACAAATTTAAATTTACAGCTAACTGTTGATACTACAGCTAACTATGTATCAGCAGCTGTACTGCCGGGTCGTTTAAATGTTTCACAGGGGTTATAATTATGAACGCATTATTTAGTTTTTTCAAAGACAGATTAAAAGAACGCAGCACATGGACGGGTCTTGCCTTACTTGGCGGGGCTCTAGGTGTACACTTCGATCCTGAGCATATCCCTCAAATCATTGAGACTAGTGCGGAGATCTTAGGAGCTGCCTATATAATTAGTCCTGATAAAAAGAAGCCACAAGGTCGTAGACCAAAAGCCGAACAAAAAAGAAAAAAATAATATGTCTTCACTTCGGTTCAAGCTATTAAATCTTTTAAAGCCCGCAAGCTTTAGGGGACGGCTTGGACCTGAGGCCCGCATTCAAAAAGCTTTTGTTGATGAGCTTAAATACCTTACCCTAGATAATAAGCTCGACTGTGTTTGGGCTGCGATTCCTAATGAGAATGGATCCAATGATAAGCCGATCTACGGAGCGATGCTTAGATCACTTGGTAAGATAGCCGGTGCTCCTGATATGATCTTCATGTGGGGCAACGGATCTGGATGTTTAGAGTTTAAGGCTGGTTCAAATAAGCAAAACGAAAAGCAAAAGATATTTGATGAGTGGTGTCAGGCTTGCAATGTTAAATATAAAGTTGTAAAAAGTAAGGAAGATGCGCTTAACACTTTACACGAATGGGGTTTAATTAATGAGCAAGCTAACATGGTCGGAGCATAAGGTACGGCTAAAAGACCTAAAAGAATACCAGCATAATCCAAGACAGATATCTAAATCAGATTATAATAAATTAGTTAAATCAATAAAAGAGAATGGTTATAATTCACGTATCCTATGTGATACAGATGATACTATAATATCTGGGCATATGCGCACAATGGCCTTGCGTGATTCTGGCTTTCGTGATAATGATATCCTGCACGTTTTAAAACCCAGTCGCAAGTTAACAGACAAAGAGTTCCAGAGAATAAACATCCAAGATAATGTTAGCTTCGGCGACTGGGACCTTGATTCAATCACCAGCAGCTTTGAACTTGATGACCTTATGGATTGGGGTATTGATCATGATTTGTTTAAGGATCTAATGCATGACGATAAGGAGCAAGTGGTTAAGTCCAAGGATCCTATCGTACCTGAATCTAAGACATGCCCTAACTGCGGATTTGATCTTTAGTCATTAAAGTATAAATCAATAGCAGCCAGACCGATCATATTGATTTCTTCTGTAGGATTATCTAATTTCGTTATATAATCTTCGATAGCTTGCCAGCGTGGGCTTTCAACCGTTTTAGAAAATTCGTTATCTGACAAACTCTTGAATTGTTTAATAATCTTATGAGCCTCACGGTAAAACTCGGGCGTGACAACATAGTATTCTTTTGACATTTATTTCCCTGCGGTTAATTTTTGCTAACTATAGTAAATTTCTAAGCATTTGTCACCAACTAATTCAAGATACCACTCGCTACCTTCAAGCTCGGCAACCGATTGTTTAATTATATCCAAATGAATTATCTCAATCATCTCCATTGGCAGCTGCGGGGTGTTATCGGTATAGGTAATGTTGGTCCAAGAAGTGCAGGTGAACTTGAGCGGCCTTACTATTCGGCCTGCCTCAAATATCACTAGTACATCCAGCCAAGTCATTATCTTTTACCATACCTCTTGCGGGTATTAACAACCCCATTTAATGTGATGAAGAAGTAAATAAAAAAAAGCAGAGCACCTGCAAAGTTTTCGATATAAAGATTATATAAAGTAAAGAAGCTATTTGAAAATAGCCATATATAAAATCCCTTGCCGTTGCCATTTGACACCATAAAGGCTCCGCATATTGCAGCAAGAGTTGCTACCCAATTAAAGGTTTCAAAAAATCCATCCATAGTCAAACTCCTTGTTGATGATTTCGCTTGTTGTTACTTCCACTACCTTGGGGGTAGAGAACTGGTTATTTAATTTATTAGTTAGTTTAAATTTATCAAAGTATTCTTTAAACATTTCATCGATCTTATTTCTAAACTCAGCAACTGGTGAGCGCACGCCATCTAAAGCAATTGGAGTATCGGGTCTGATTAAGAAGATCTTATCATAGGTCAGCATCCATTCGTCGGCTGCGGCCTCTAACTTATATAGCATATTACTTTCGAACTCATGATACCTTGCATAGATGATACAATCAATTGATGCCCGGTCGCATATAACAAAGTTAAAGCCTCGAGCTATTGCTTCCAGCTCACGACATATTTGCTGGTGGTATAACCAGTATGCGGTTTCGACAGTTGATTCATCGTTAAATTTAAATGGTGAGTAGCGTACTCGTTCCTGAACTACATCTACATTCTCACCTGCTGCCTTAAGGTGGTAGGCTAATCTTAAAGCGAAGGTTGACTTACCAGCCGAGTGGCTGCCTATTATGGCTATCTTCTTATAGTTTTTCATGTTAGTATTTCCCTTAGTTACTTCATAAATAATCGAGCCTCATCAAGGCGTCGCCTGATTAAACCTCGAAGCATTTTCTTGCCAGCATACACCCACCTGACAAATTCGGCAGGGCATTCTAATCTTTTATTGTCATTGAGTTTTTTAAGTAGGGTGGATGATTTAAGGCTATACTTACCTAGGTTAAAGGTAAAGGATACAAGGGCACTAAATTCATTTTCATTTAGCTCGACGTTTACCAAGGACGTTACGGCACGCTCTGCAAAGTGAACATCTTCTTTTAATATTTGAAGAGCAGCTTCACGAGTCAGGTGCTGTAATTGTTCCTCTGGTTTTATGACATGACCATAGCCGATGGTTAACTTACCACCTGAGCATGTATATGGATATTCTCTATAGCCTTCATAGAACTTAATTAGATCAAGCCCTTGTTTATTAATTAGCATTTTCATTCCCACTAGTTACAACAATGTTATGCTAGCATATTAGATTTCAATTAAAACGGTATATCGTTATAATCATCTTCAATTATTTTGACCTCGTTACCTTGATGCCCCACACCTTCACCAGAACTTGATTTAAGTTTAGTAACTTCACGACCAATTATTGAAAGGCTGTTAAACTCTTCACCTGATTTGGTCTTGCGTTTACTTTGATTTATTGTTCCGCTAACAAAAATCATATCACCTTTCTTAAGATATTGTTTAGCAAACTTGGCGGTATGTTCAAAGACAACAACTGGAACCCAGTGAGTTTGTTTATTATCTTTATAGCCAGTGGTTACTGCTAAGTTTAGCTTGGTCATATCCTTGCCGGTTTTAGTAGTGATGGATTCAGGATCCATACCAAGGTTACCGCTTAGGTTAATTTGATTTACTGATGTCATCCTCATCCTCTTCTTTTAATTTCTTCAGCTCGATAAACTTTTCTAAGAACTTACCAAACATCATGGTTTCTTTAACTGAGCTTTCTGACATTTTAAAGTCGTGCTTTAGTTTTTCAATAATGTCTTTATATTCTTTATCTTTAAGACACTCTATTACATGGTTATGCCCAGCCATCATTAACTTAGTATGGTCTTGAGTCATTAAATCTTGTACTTGTAATTTATACTTACGACATAGATTATAGTGGTTTAAAAATTCAGCTATTTTCCCTTCCATATTTTTCCTCTATAAAGTTGATACATTTTTCAATATGCTCTATATTGAGCTCATCGATGCTATTTACACTAGCACGTTCACACCATTTATCAACTGTTTCTTGAGGAATATTATGGGCTGGAATAAGCCGGACAAGAATTTCAAGCTTTGCGAGACGATAGGAGACCGGGTCTTCTGGTTTGTCATCTGCATTACTGTCGCTCCCATTTGTTTTGTTGGCACCCTCTGGGGTTTTGTCGAGTGCTTTGGACCTATCATTAGCTGGGGTTTTATATTTGTTAAGAGCGCTGCTGAGCTTCTCTGTGAGGCTATTACCGTTTGGATTAACTTCCTTAAGACCGCCTTGCACATCCTCTAGCTCTTCTACCATATGCATACCGTTCATAACTTCAGGAGCATGGGTACGTATTAATAACGTAGCTGCCCTATAGCGAAGCATTAGTTCTGGCATGGTTCTGTATTTACTGTTTCTAGTATAGCCTTCTGCTTGGGCTTGTTTCAAGGTAAAGGTATAGGATATTTCCTCACCTGTTTTTTTAAGGTTAGTAAAGGCGGTAACTTTCATATCAGCACCTGCACCTTCTTCACGATATCTGATTCCGCTTTCGAACAAGCCGCTGTTATTAGCTAAGCTTAATGCAAAGGATGTGTTCATGCCAAGCTTGCCACTAACTACGAAAGTGTTTTGCATAACGAGCATTGGATCTAGCTTCATCCGGTATGCAGTTTGCACGGCGATAAATACGTTGGCTGGTTTGCTGCGATAATGTTCTGGAATGATGTCGGACTTAGCCATGATCTCTGCGAACTTATAGGCTTTCTCCATTACCTCGAACATATCTGAGGAACTGTTATTAGTTATATTGGACATTGTTTTTCTCCTTATTGTTTTTCATGGTCTCTAGTATAGCTGGAATATCGGCAATAGCAATTAGCCCTTGGCGATGTAAATTGTACAGATGTTTTATCTGATCCTTCTCGGATAGCTTGTTTGGCTCACTTAATGCCCTCAGGCTATCTGCTTTTGAAATTGTCATGGTTATCCTCACTTAATTAAAAAGGTTCGAGTGGCTCGACTATCTTGTAAATACTTTTCATATAGGTCGGGGTGGTCTTCTTTAAGAGCATTGCTATCAAAGCGTGATCTTGGATTAGACAAACGCCAGCTAGCAAGTACGTTATCATGCTGGTCAACTATATATGAGAAGTCTTTCATCTGCGCTTGGATATCGGTTTGCAAATCTTTAATGCGCTGGTCGAGTTCTTTTTTATATCCTTTAAGTTCACGAAGTTCGATAAGCTTATCAAGGTCAGCACCATCTGCTACCATCTTCTTACCGTTATCACGAGGGTATAGTTTGGCGATATCGTATATCGTACCGTCATCTGGTGGTACTTGCGCAAGGATATGGTTCTCCCAAAACTGATGAGCTATCTCGATTAGCTTTTCTTCGAACTCTTTATTACGTTCATAGCGATATATTCTAAACTGGTTACCACCGGCAAGAGCTGCGAGCTCAGCATAGGGTACATCGCATATGGCAACATACCATGCCACTTGCGTAAGATAAGTAGCTGGCACGATATCGGTTCCTTCAGGACCCCAATCATCTTTATTAAAGAAGCCGGTTGTTTTACATTCAAGTACTGCATCCTTGTTGCCGATCCATCTATCGATGTTGCCTAGCATAAGTGGGTAGTCAGGATGTCTTAAGGTTTCAGGTTCGATCATTACCTTGTTGCCAGATCGTCTTGAGTATTCCTCTGCTACGATATCCTCAAGTAGGTTACCGAAATGCATGGCATCGTTCATAGGCTCTTCTATATCGGTTAGCTGTAGCTTATCAATATAAACAGACATCGGTGAT